TGATTTCAACATCATCAACCAATGTTAATAATCCATCCTCTGCCCACTGTTGCCAAGGAATTTTCAATCTTTTCAAATCTGCGGATTGTAAGCATAGCCATGAATGACTTATTTTATATCTAATATCTCCATCTCTGAAATGCAAGTCAACGCTGGCAAGGTCATTAATTTTAGTATAGTCAATACCCACTACACATTGTCTACCTGTTAGGTCCGGCATAGTTTTATTTGTAGCCGCTATATTATCCCACTCTGTAACTTGTAAATCTCTATTGCCTTTTGGATAATTCATCCTTTTAGTGAAAAACTCTTCTTCTAATGCTGCGCTATATTGCATTTCAGTATAGGCATTTTCCATCTCAAGCTGAAGTGTAGGTAAATATTTTAAAGATGGATTTGCTAAATGCCAATTATTTTTATCCTTTGCCTGCTCTTCTGTATGAATTCTGTAAATTAAAGGTAACCAGCGCAAATCTTTTATAGTACCGTTTAAAATGTCTTTTGCTATGGCAATCGTGTCATCAAATACACCATTTCTTACATTGCCGTTTGTCGATATCATGAAGGTTCTGGAGTGTTTCCTTTTACCGAACCCTGATGTAAATACTTTTATATCATCGTAAGTTTGATATCCGTGAACCTCGTCAAATATAAGGCATCCTGTTCTTTTGCTGTCCTTAGTTTTCGCATTTGAGGTATTAAACTTTATGTATGATTTAGTTGATAAATTTTTGATTAGTTCCTTAGATTTATAAAAGAATTTCTTTGACTTTCCCCAAGTCCTTTCAAGCATTTCATAAACATCGTCAAAAGATGTTTTGGCTTGGTCTTCGGCGTTGGCAACTATATCTACGTTATAACCTTTAATTCCATGATAGTGCGTTGTCAGGTACCATGACAGTGGAGAAATATAACCATTTTTCCCATTTCCTCTCCCCATAATCAATACAATTTTTGTAAAAACTAAAGTGTCATCAGATTTATAATAACAATGAATGCAAGCTGTAACTAATAACTCCCAGTCAAAAAGTTTTATTTCAAAATAACGCTCCATCAGCTCTACGGCTTTATCTATTTTTTCAATATCGATAAAAACATCCGGGTTATTTAGCTTTTCTTCAATTAAGTCACAAGCTAAAAGTATTTCTTCTTCAACTAAAATCGAGCCGCTCCGGCAACCGTCAATATAACTATCTATGTAAGGGTGATAATCTTTCTGTCTACATTTCCATGTCTTCTTCATCAACTACACCACCTTGATTTTCTGGTGGTTTCAATCCTAAAAATTCAAGTATTTTTTGCATCTGCACACTTGTCTTTACCATAATGTCTATACTTTCGTTATTTACGATTTGTTGTTGTCCTCTACTGTCAAGCTTTGTTACCTTGCTGCCTCGCTTTTTTATGTCGTCAGCTAATTCTTTTTTTGTTTTCCAATACATAAGCCAATCTTCCACCATATCGGTATAGTAACTTCCAACTGCTCCATTACGCTCTAATTGGTCCAGCATATCTTGCCTTAGTCCTTCAATAATTTGATTTACGGTTTCCTTTTTTACAGCCATATTATCACCTCTCTACAAAAAACCTACGCGTGCGCGTGAAAATATCTCTTGTCTAAACCCCAGCCGAGTCAGAGCATTTTGGATTAAAATGCGTTTTATTTCGACCGAGGGCCTGTCAATCCAAATACAAACCGCTCCTGTTTCTTTTTCGATTGCTTTGCCCTGCCCATGTCTTCGGGCAGTATTCCGTACTATGCTTATTGCTGCCACAGTATCCACATCTTAGTCCCCATGCTCTTCTTGCATTACCGCCCCACGTTTTAGGGCATAACTCATATGGATGTTCATCACTACCACAATATGTACAACGCATTACCATCTCTCCTTTGTCAAAGGTTCCTGTTTGTTGTGTCTAAGTCTTTCCGGATGACAAACTGTCTCATGACATTCCTTGCATACAGGAATGAGATTGACATACTCTTTACCCTGAAATATATACGTCCTGCTCAATGCCAACCTTGGATGTCTTCTAACAAACTGAACATGATGCACATGATTCGCTTTAGTATAGAAACCTTTGCTCTTACATATCTGACATTCATACTTATACTCTCTCAATATTTCCTTGCGTAACCTTACCCAGTACTTTGACCTATAAAAGTCTAACAGTCTATTCTCTGCAATAAGTTTACTTACCCATCGACCAACTTCATCTTGGTTATGTATGTTCACATAATCACTTCCAATAAAAAAGCACCCTTATCGGATGCTTACATTTTCCAACTTATATACCCGCCCCTCCCACTTGCGTTTTAGTATATCATTCCCTATGCCCCAAGCAAATCATCTCAGCTCAGGACATCAACCTGATATTTTAAAATATTTTATATTCTATTCCAAATTCTTCGCAAAACTGAATTTCCGCTTTGCAACCCCTGCTGTTCTGCCAATTTCCGAATACATACATATAATTGCACTTACTAAGTAATTGCAGGCACATACTTAATCCTGTCTCATAGTCAAAGTCATCATACATAAACCCTACTGCATGAACAGGACTTAGGAAAGTATGTTCCGGATGTTCTTTTGCTAATTGTCTTACTATATTTTCAATAGCTAATTTATTTGATTCTTTGTTAGAGTACGGATGACTTATGTATATTAACATTACCAGGTCACCTCAATTCGTTTCTTGGTACCTTTTAGCGTTATTGTTTGGATATCATTACTTGCAGGTAAAAGCATTTTTTGTAAAGCATATCCTCCGTAAGATAGCCAGCTTGTACTATTAATAACAACAAACTGCTTAAATGATACTTTGTTATTAAATTTATCTATATAAATCTTTTGTGGTTTAGTAATTGCGCCCTTATGGGTATGTCCTACTATAAAGCAATCAAGCCCATCAATAATATAACCTGTTCTTTCATTACGATTAACCGCAGCACCTGTGTAAATTCCTCCACCCGCACCATGCGTTACTGCTAATGCATAAGTAGGATTTTTTAATCCGTTACTTATTTGATTTCCAAATGATAACTTTAGAAATGCCATATTTTCTCTGTATAAATCTTCTATGTCAAGCTTGGCACATATATCATATAAAGGATTATCATCCGCATCTTTCTCGGATCTGCGTTCATGATTACCTGATACAACACATAGAATTTTATCTTTAATATCTGCTAATTCAGCAGCAAGCCATTTCTTTTGGTCCGCTGGTCTCATAGTTTCCTCGAATATATTTGATACTGATGAACGAGTGCTATTGTTCATCATATCGCCACCGATAGTGATATAACTGTTTGGCTCTTTTAAAATCTGTTTCTTAAACTCTGTCCATTTATCATACATAAATTCTGATGCACCAATATGTAAATCTGATACAGGATAAATTTTTATATCAGTGTTATCGAAGTTCTTTATAATTAATTCAAAGTCTGATTTCAATTCACCACCTGCCAATATTTTTTATAAAAACAGGACAGACTTTTTATTATCTGTCCTGCAAGGAAAAGGAGGTTTCTTTGATTCTTTTTTTACACGATACCATTATACCACATGCTTAGGGTCTCAAACTTTCAGTTTTCTTTCATTTATACATTAACAAGTCCCATTATTTGTCCAACCATAGCAATCAATTCCCTTCTGTAACGATAATACGTCATATCTGATACACCTAATAATAACCATACCTCTTTAGGCGGTCTACAATCTATGTATTTTAGTTCAAATAATTTTGCGTGTTTGTCTCCTAAAATACTAATAGCTTTGTCTATGCTGTTTATAACTCTTTCATTTTTTATAATGTTTGCTGATGTTGTTAGTTTAATCGCTTTGTTTGCAGTTGAGTCTCCTATATCTGATTGCACTGCTACCTCTTGACAAGGACTACTTTCTAATATCCGCTCCCTTTCTAATTCAAGGTCTTTCTTAGTCTGCTCATAATTATATAATTCAAATTCTATGTATCTAAAAACTGCTTTATTTATCCTCATAGCTTGTACCAACACTTTTTCATTTTTTCTTTTGCGTAATCTGCAACCTCTGCTTTTAATTTAGTCAATATTAAATTATATTCTTCGTCTTTTATCTTATGGTTTTTATTGTTAGGCCATTCCTGAGATTCCCTGTAAACTAATTCTTTTATCCTCTGTTCAACATCCCTTGCCCTTATTCCGCAGTATTCTGATAATTCACTATTAAAGTTTTCAATACGCTTAATATTTTTTATGATATAAAATGCTGTTTTCGTGACTATTATATAATTATATTTTGTGCCATAAAGTGTTGCGTTTTCAAATTCTCCAAGTAATTTAATAGGTTGAGTTTCTTTTAATAATTTCACAACATTGTCAACTGTCCTGCTGTTAGAAAATTTAACAATAGCATCCTTTTTCTTTTTCCATAAACGCTTTTCGATTAACACTTCATAGGCATTTTTAAACGCTACCTCATATAATTCTTTTACTGCCTTGTTAATATCATCTTCAACAGCTTGTACCCATATTGCTTCGTATAAATCTAAATATTCACTCATTACACTGCCTCCCTTATTAGATCCATGTCCCTTTTATGTATTGTTGTCATGTAATTCTTAGTTTGAAATAAATAGAAATATTTGAATTCTTTA